CATTCTCTTCATCATAGTTTATAAGAGATCCATAGCTAATTAAAAAAGAAACTTCATCTGCTTCAGTAGCCTGAGAGCGACTTAATCCTAGAGCAGAATCTGTAAATACATATTGATTTTGTCCTGTATTGCCCGGACCAACAATTGGAGATCCCAATGACTGGGTTATTGCAGTATTGCTAACTCCTTCTCCAGCTAAGTTTTTTAAAGGCTCTTGATACAAGTGTCCTGTTCTAAATTGAACAGCAAAATTTTTGTATTTTGCTGCTGCAAATATAGTATCACCAGGATCAGGGTTTTCTTTTGTACCTAAAACTTCTACTTCATATTCACCAGAATCTCCACCAAAATTATCGGTTAGATCAATATCTCCATTATCATCTACAGAACCTTCTTTGGGAATATCTATTTCAATAGTATAACTCGAACCTTGTAAAATTCCTGGAAGAGCTCGATAGCCATCGTACATTAATAAAACTGAAGTACTGCTTGTATACTCAGATATAAAAGTTTCATAGGCAGTTACTCCTGAAGAATTTAAAATTCTAACTTTAACTCCGCTAGTATATCCTACCCAATCAGTAGAAAAGAATGCGCTACTAGTTACGAGCCTTATTCCTGTACAATAAGTAATCGGCCACCCTGCTTCTGTAGTTTCCTCATATTCTATATTTACTGTACTTGTTGTACTCTCTGCGGCTTTAACAAGTATCTTTTGTGTTGCACTTTCCTCAGAAGAAGTAGCAGTAGAAGCATTAGTTTTATTTAAAGTTCCAGATTTGCTATTATTTGTAAGAGATGCTTTTGTTTCAGTACCTTTCAGTGAAGTATTACTGTCAGAGGGGTCTAGTCCTGGATCATTATTTAAGTATACAGAACTTGCTCCATTTACTAAGCCTTGAATCTGCCCTTCGGAGATGACACTAGTTATTAGTATATCTTGATTTCTTCCAAAACTAGCATTTGATGCGTATGACCATTTTATAAAAGCTGCTTCTCCTGGATAATTAGGTTCATTGTAAGTTCGAGGCTCTTCTCTTGCAAGAAATTCCTCATAAGTCACATCATTATTATCTGTTGTATTATGAGTTGCTAATGCAGGATATTTTGACCCTGCAACTACTTCGATTGAAATAGGAGTAGCAGGCACTCTAAGCTCACCATATAATACAGGAACAGGGTCTCCTTCTACAATATTTCTGGCGTCCCCATTAAATAAGTACCCTTCGTCTTCTTGTCGATCTGTAGCAGGGTCTGGAGCCATTATTTGCATAACTCCAGCAGTAGCTAGATTAGTAGCAATTCCTAACGCTGTCCAAGCACCTGCTGCTGCTAAAGCTCCTGCTGTACCTCCTCCTAAAGCTCCTCCTGAAAGAAGAAGAGTAGCGCTTCCGGGCAGAAAAATTACAAAAGCAACAATCGCCAAAGCAGCAAGAATTTTTGCTGGACCAGATTTTGAACCTGCAACAACAGGAGTAACTATTATATCGCCTTCAGAAAGGGGCAGCAAACATTCTAAAGCATCTACTTCTTGATTATTTACTTCTACGTGAAATCCAATATCTTTTTCATGACATTCAATAAGATATTTTCTAAATTCTGGATAGTTTGCTTGTATAAGACGAAAAGCTTCCGCAGGAGTATCCCCACAGAATAAATGTGAAGTTCCAAACTTTTGTCCTAATTGCCCTTCTAAATAAATTTTACGCATTATATCTATAAATTCCTACTAAATACTTTGCCCACAGTGGGTAAAGATTTTCTCGACACGAAAGTCGATTTACAGCATGATGAAAAAATATGTCATTTTCTAAGTAAACTCCACAATGGTTAGGTACATCTGCTCCCATTTGAAAAATTACTACGTCATTTTTTCTTAAATCTTCTACTTTAACAAACTGCCATTCTTTTATATGTTCTTCAGTAAAATAATTTTCTCCAGCTTCCCACCAATCATCTAAGTAAGGCAGTCGTCTTCGTAATTCTATATTTAAATATTCTTTATAATAATCTCTTACTGCTTCTAAACAGTCATACTTTCCAAACTCATACTCACGACCAATTAAAGGACTACAATTAACTTCTGGCTCTACTATATTTAAATCCATAGAAGGAAAAGAAAAAATATAGTAAGGTATTCCTAAAGCATCACAATATTTTTTATCATTTTCGCTTGGTTCATTTGAACTATGTATGTGGTCATGTACAATAGCAAATATATTTGCTTCTTTCATGACTTTTACATAATCATTTGGGTCTAGTACAAAGTCATCATTATCTTCAGCAAGGTTATTACAAGGATACCATCTTTTTTTGCCTTTTACTATTCCTATAATTCCACAACCTTCTTGTGGGTAGCACTCTTCAAAGTGCTCTTTTATTTGTTCGATCACCTAAACTTCCTTGAGCCAAGAAATGCTCCAAAAGGTAAAAACTCGTTTGTGAGTTTTCTAGTAGAGGGAGAAGCGTTTAACTCAGTTTTATTGAGTCTTGGATTATATTGAAATCTACATTTACAAGAAGAAAACTTTTTACCACACATATCTCCGCGAGTCCAATAAGTACTTTCTTCAGGATTTACCCTGTCGCTAGCTTTTAAAGCTCTCCAAACGGTAGTTTGTGTTCCATTGTCGTACTCTACATAGTCATCTACGGCAAATACATTATTTGAAGGGGTTACAGTATCCCAAGTTTTATACAAATAGATTGTGTCCCACTTTGCCGAGTCAGCAGAAAACGAAGCAGCATCAGAAGTATGAGTAGTATTACATCGATAGTAGTTGCTTCCATTTTTTACATAAGCATTTTCAGCATAAGAAGTAGAAGTTGCCCAAGAAAGATAAGCATATTGAGTCCAGTAGCCATTGGTATTGTAATCCGTATTGAAGCCTGTGCTTGATGAGTTTGAAGTATGGTCTTCAATCGCTACCCATACTATGTTATTCCTTTTGATTAAATCCCCTATTAAATAGGCATGGGAAGTCTGCCATGCAGTAGTTGTAGTAAAAATAACTTCAGGAACAATAGGAATATCTTCCGAAGTAAAATATGCTTTATAACTTGCACAAACTTGAGTTCCGGATATACCTCTAACAACTAAGCTATCTTTACTCCATAAGCATCCTCCTCTTGAATTTAAATCATTTCCTTGATACTCCCAAGAGCAATACCGCCCCAAAATATTTCTATTAGGCAGCTTAATACCAGATAAATCAAATGGAGAAGCTAATTCAAAAGTTAAAGATAAAGAACTTTCTGCTGTAATCCTATCAATTATGTACTTTTGTGTGGGAAACTCAATCGGAGGCCCTGAAGTACCCGTGTCATGAGATTCTCCTACTAAGTATTTTTTTAAAGTTGTTCTTTTTGTAACGGGTTGCCCAATTAAATCATCATTAGAAATATTACTTCCTAGTTGATCTGAAAAGGCGGAAGTAACATTAGCAACTGCTAAAGTTGGTCTATTTTGTGCGCCATCTGCTACAAATTCTACGCCAGACATTTCTATAGGAAAAGCTTCATAGTCTTGAGAGGCATAAGGAGCTGTTTTTTCACGAAAAGAAATGTCACCTGTAGCATTAGTAGTATCAAAGCCAGGATGAAGATATAAAATTGTTCCGTTAGGTAAAGTAATTTCAAATAACTCTACTAACTCACTCCCTGGCTCTTGTTTCTGTACTACATCTATTAAATCGGTCATGCTTCATACACTCTTCTAAAAGTTGCTGTTGCAGAAGGATACCCATCATTTGTATATGTTTGACCATAAGTATCACAAACCACTTTTATAGTAGTTTCCCCTCCAACCCCTCTATTATCTGGAAAAGTAAAATCAAAAGAGCTTACTCCTCCAAGAGATGTTAAATATCCTATAATATCATCAATTTCTGCAGCCGTACGATTATTAAAACTTAATGAAAACGTTTCTTCAATTGGGTTAATACCATCTGCAATTCTCTGCTCGTATCCATCTCCAAATTTTACAGCACGAACGCGAGGCTTAGATTGCCTGCCCAACCCTTTGTCAGGGACAATATCTCTATTTCCATAAGTTGATGAAGTTGTAAATCCTATTGCCATTATGCTACTCCATACGGATTCAGTATTCCGCCTGAACGTTTCTGATTTTGAAGTTCTTGTTGAACTGCTTTTGCAATAATATTTCCAAGATTTCCTGCCTGTGCTGAGTCTTGTTGTGTATTTGAAGAAGCTCGTCCTTGGCCGTCTATTGCAACATTTACAGTAACATTATTTTGCTGTCCTCCTGCTCCACTCATAGAAACAGGAATCGATTTTCCATCAGGTAAAGGAACTACTGCTTCGGTACCATGCAATACAGCAGGATATCCAGCTCTTGGACCTTTTGCAATTCCTCCAGTTGCATACATTTTTTTACCTTCAGAAAATACCCCACCTTTTGCGGCTGTGACAGGCGAGGTAGGAATTCCAAGAAAGTTTCCAAAAGTGGTGCCCCCTAGAGTTGACATTAGGATTTTAGTTACTAATAACTTAGCAATTACTTGGGCTAAACTTTGAAGAACATTTTTAGCTAAATTTTTAAAAGCCTCTTTTAAACTTGTAGTTCCTTGAATAATTCCTGTAAATGCCTGATTTAAACTAGACTCTAAAGTATTCCCTACAGTCATTCCTATTTCTGCAATATTTGAGAACTGTTTTAAATTTTGGTCATATTTAGTTTCTTCTAGTGCAATCTGTTCTTGTAGTTTGTCTATTCCTTGCTGTATAACTATTTCTTGTTCTGTGCCCCTTGCAAGATTTAGTTGTCGATTTCTAGACTGTAGATCATATCTCATTTTTTCTAAGTTATTTGCTTGTATCTCGAGATCTAATCTTCTCTCAAACTCTTGCCTTAAATTAGGTGGAAGCATCCCTAATTTAGCTTTTTCCATATTTAACTGATTAAGCTCTGTTCGGTTAGTATCAATTGCCATTCTTAAACTTGTTAATTGTTCTAAAAAGCCTGCTGTTCCGCCTACATCCTTAAATACCTGATCAAACTCATATTTTGACATAGCTGTTTCACCTAGTTTTACAGCTAAGACATCATTTTGCTCTGCTAAATCATTTAAGTTTTTTAAGTAAATTTCTGCTCCTAATAGGTTGTCTGCAGAGATTTGTGTGGGCAGTTCTCTTATTCCTTCTTTTAGGTCATTTACTCCTGCAGTCCAAGATAGAGACTGTGCTTCCAACTCTCTAATTGCTTTTAAATTCCCCTCTCTTACATAGCTAAGTAGTCTAGGAGACAGCTCAGCAAGTGAAGGGCCTAGCTCTTTTATATATTCGTCAATAATTTCTTTCTTTTGCCCTGCGTCAAAATCATCATCTAATAAACCTTCGAGAGTTCCTGAAATTCCAAGACTGCCAACTGCTGTTGCTCTTTGCAGCCCTGCTTTTGTTAAATCTCCCGTAAACTCCCTGTCTCGTATACCAGATAAGATTCCACGAAGTTCTTTTTTAGAATCTTGAGCAGCGTCTTTTGCATCTTTTAAAGAATCCTTAAATTTTAAGACTACTTGTCTAGCTGCTTCAAACCCTGTAGCCCACTCATAAAGGTCTGTATCCTGTAAAAGCCGTAATTGAGTATTAGTCTCTAATAACCCTAATGTTTCTATATCTACTCCAGGTATTCTATTCATCTGCTCTATAACATAATTAATAGAGCCTATAACTAGGTTAACTAGTCCTTTAAATCCATTCCAAATTCCACTTATAAGCTTATCAATATTTTTCATCAATGTAGCAGGAGCATTTAGTACTGACATAAACATATCATAAACCATTTGAACAATACCAAGTATTACAGTTGCTTTCATAGCAGCATTCATTGCTTTTCCTGCTTTTTGCGCAGCACCGCCTAATGCGTTGAAAGCTTTAACGCCAAAAACACCCATCTTTTTCATCTGCACATTAACAAAAGAAATAGATCTTGGAACTAGATTTTTTACTTTAGAAGCAAAAGAGGCGCTGCTTGTTGTCATTTTATTAAATGACCTGTTCATATCTCTTACAATCTCAATACTTACGCCTTTAAATATTCCTTTTGTAATTTTTCCGTGTCTTCTATATTCTACTTCTGCAGCTGCTAAAGCTTTCTTTAAGTTTGCTCTATCTCTTCCTGTCATAGTACCTTCAGCGGCTCTTTGTAATACAGGGGAAGAAGAACCTGCTTCTACCAAGCCTTGAGCACCTCGTTGAACTCCGGAGGCTCCTTTAGCTTGGGTTTTCATTAAAGCACTTTTTGTGCTTTCTACTTTTTTCTTATAAGCGTCTAAATCCGCTTTTGCTTGTTCAAGAGCGGTATGCTGTTTATCTGCAAAGTTTTGCATCCCTTCTTTTAACTGGTCTACAAAAGGCATTGATTTAATTATACCTGCAGCTATAGTACCAAAAAAGGCTATGGCTACGACACCGTTTTCATTTATTATTTTAGCTACTTTTTCAAAAACGGGAGCAAGAAATTGAGTTACAGCATTAACAATATCTTCAAAAGTTTTTCCAAGCTCTACAAAGGGGTTTGTAGTTCCTTCAAAATCTTTAAATTGACTCTGTAATTGGCGCTGAGTTTCTATAAATACTGCTTGGCTCCTTTCCGCAGCCGTTAGGCTGTTTGCAGTTTTACCAATTGCAGCAGCATAGTTTTCTGTTGCTGTTTCTAATCGAAGAGTAATACCTAATTCATCTAAGAGTTCGGGCTCTGCTTTTGAAATACCTCTTACTAGACGATCAAAAGAATCTTCAAAATTTCTGCCTAATGCTTGAGATACTTTTCTTGCTCCTACTGCAAGTTCTTCCATCTGAGCAGGGCTAAAGCCTTTTGCTACACCAATAGCAGCTGCCTGGGCGGCTTCTTTAAATCCTAGCATTCCTCCACTGGCTTCTCGGAGTCCTTGCGTTACTGTTTTTAAAGCAAGACCGGTGGAATTACCATATTGAATTTGTCCTTCAATTAAGTTTGATAAATCAGAGGTATTCTTAAAAAAGTTAAATGCAGCACTAATTGCAAAAACGTTTGCTGCAAGAGTTGCATATGCAGGAACAAGGCCTCCAGTAATGCCTTGTGCCATTTTAGAAAAGTTTTTGGTTGTATTTGAAGAAGCTCCTGCAGCTCCTTTCAAATTACGATCAGCAGTTTGGCTTGACCTGCCTACATCATCAATACCCTTGGCAGCTTTTTTAGCTTTTTTACCAATAACTTCTAAGTTACCGTCTTCCGTAACTCGTACTTTAAGTTTTACTTCGTTTTTTGCCATTAGCCTTTTACATTATGGGTATACTGCTTACCGCTGCTTTGTTTAGATTTGCGCTCTTCTTCCTTTCTCTTTCGTTCTGCCTCTTCTGCTCTTTGAGACATTAATTCTTTTTCGTAAAGTTTCATAAAATATAAAACTTCTCTTTTATCTTCGATTTCATAAGTTTTAAATATAAAGTTTGCAGAAGACCAATCCTTTCCCATGTACATTCCAGACATTCCATCCCAGACATCTGATAGTAAGCTGAACATAAAAAATGCCACTTGTACCTCAGACGGAAAATCCGAATGAGAAAGCGGCATCTTTCGTGGATCTGGTTCTTCGCCTAGCTGCTCAACAATACGTAAATATGTTTTTACATCAAAAGAGGAAGTTTGCTCTTTTACGAATCTAGCAAGCAGCTTTTCAATCTCAGCTACTTGCTCCCAGTAAAATTTTCTAAATCACCTGCTGTTTCAGTAACCCAAGTATCAAAGCCAGTTGAGTTTTTCATCATGGTTTCTGCGTTATCTTGAGTGTACTCTAATTCGCCTTCAGGGTCAAGGTTAGAAATATCCACCAAAAGAAACTCTTCTAGGTATTTGTACTTCAGCCCTTTCCACCCTTTTATAACTGCTTCGGTGTAATAAGTAAGAAATTTCTCATCATCTAAAACTTCTTCTGGAGTATGAGTTTTCTTATTAAATTTTGTACTTAAACACTTTTTACGAAGTTTAAGTAGTTCTTCTCTTGCTAAATAAGTTAAATCTACAGTAAAACCTTTATAACCTGGAAAGTCTATTGTCACTGTTTTACTTGGAGTCATTAGACTCGCTAGGGAAACTGGGGTATCGCTCATTTATAAATCCTTTATTATTATTAAAAGAGCAGGGAGGTAAAAACCTCCCTACTTTGATTTTCATACTCTATAGTATAATTCATATGACCAAAAAAGTCAAGAATTATTTTTTAGTATCTTATGCTCCAACGTATGTCAGGTCAAGTTCATCAGTCTCAGAGATGGTTGATGGAAGCGCCTGGAAGTTGGTTTCAACAGTAATTACATCTTCGATAGAGTGTGCAGGAATTTCAACGTGTGTAGTTGGACAATTCATCTCTAAACGAGGAGTACCCAATGTTCCACCAATCTTAAATACGATTGCAAAAGAGTTTGTAATTACATTGTCAATCGCTGCAAAGTCTTCAAAGAAGTTAGCAGAATCATCAGCAGGTGTGCTAGTGTCACCACTATTCATACCCTTACCATCTGTACCATCAAATCTCTGGAGATAACAAGTAAAGTTACCACTAACAGAACGAGTGCCTGTTACATGGGCAAATGGAGTATTTACAGTACCAAGTTCTTCTGGTATAATGTAAGTAATATTATTTGAAACAGTAATGTTCCCACCAGTCAGAGTTAAATCGTATCCTGTAGATGTAGGGGCTAATTCATTGGTACCATCAGAATCAGGGTCTTGAGAATTAGGTTTAATAGTAGCAACAGTCAAACGATTACGAATAAAGT